CTGGGCGCCAGTAAGCCAATTCAGTGGCTTGGTGCACACCCCGAAGGAAAACATCCAGAATATCAGGGCTGGTATCGCAGGGCGGTTGGAGGTCATGAAGGTGAATTAAAAATTATGCTTGGCACACCAACAGTTTCCGCTCCAGTTGAAGAGCAGAATGAACCGTTTCAAAGAAAAGTTAGAGCAAAACATGACAAAATGAAAAAGAAGTTGGTCGGACCGGCTGGTGGCGCGAGATCAAAGAGTGCGCCCCCTGGTGCGGGAGGTTCATAATGAAATATTCGAAATGGCCAAATTTTTTGCCGGCAAATTTTTTCAGATTTTCTTTTTTTAATGGAGAGCGAATTAGATGAGACTTAGGATTTTAAACTACTTATTAGGCAGAGGATCATGACATGAAATTAATTATGGAAAACTGGAAAAACTTCTTGCAAGAAGATTGTCAGGATGGCTATGAACGCGTCCCGGGCAGCAAAGAGTTCGCACAGGGCTCTTGTGTGAAGAAGACCGATGAAGGCGCCGACACACGAGATACCTACGGGTCAGAAGTCGAAGATCGAAATAGACGTTCCAGAAAAAGAGGTGCTGCCAAACTAGTCGGAGAAGAAGAAGACAGGGAAGACGAAAAAGAATTAAAAAAGATTAGAAAAGAGCTTGAGGGCGCATCAAAAATGCATAAGAGCCAAGCCGACAGAATTGGCGATATCATGAAAGAAGAGGAATTAAACGAAATCGAGCTTGAGGAAAAGAAAGCCAAAAAAAGAGATGCTTGTTACCATAAAGTAAAGTCTCGTTATGAAGTTTGGCCCTCTGCTTATGCCTCCGGAGCCCTTGTGAAATGTCGCAAAGTGGGAGCAGCCAATTGGGGTAAGTCTAAAAAAGAACATCTACAATCAATTATTGAAGATGAATTAACAAAAATTTTACAAGAAAAAAAGCAAGCTAGTAAAGAGAAGCATCTTGGAGACTGGTTTGATCGTAAAGGAGAAAAGGGCTCAAAAGGTGGCTGGGTTGATTGCAATGCTCCCGATGGAGATGGCGGATATAAAGAATGTGCACAGGGTGATAGAAAAGAGAAGCCTTACTGCAGACCGACGCCCTCTGCGTGCAAGGAAGAACCAAAAAGCGAATCATTAAATAGGATTATCGATGAAGAAATTGAAGCATTTTTAGCCGAAAAAAAGAAAAAACCATGCAAACCTTCAAAGGGAAAGAGATTCGCCAAACGAGTTGATGGCAAATGTCGTTCTTATGGTCAGGCCGGCCAAGCGAAAGGCGGCGGGGATCGAATTCGACCCGGAACAGCAAAGGCTGACGCCTACTGCGCTCGATCTGCAAAGATCAAGAAATGTAAAAACCCCCCTTGTGCGAATACGCTCTCTAGAAAAAAATGGAAATGTAGGGGAAGTAAGTCGGTAGCATGACGGGTGCTGGTATACAACAATGAAATATTCGAAATGGCCAAATTTTTTGCCGGCAAATTTTTTCAGATTTTCGTTTTTTAATGGGGAGAGAGTCATATGAAAATATTATTTGAAAATTGGCGAAAGTTCTTAACGGAAGGAAACTACGCAGGACCACCTCTTAATTATTCTTCCGTGGTATTGGATGGTGATCACGCTCTTGCCGTATTAAAAGCGGCAGAACAACTGAGGGCGGAAGGCAAAGTACCGCCGGAATTTGTAAAAAGCCCTGAAGGGAGATGGCCACATCACATGACAATCAATATGGGCCCGTTATTGCCCGGTTGGGAAAATGATATGCCCATCAAACTAACTGTTGATCAGTGGGGCATAGTAAACGAAGAGGGTGCTAAGGCCATGGCCTTTAGGGTCAATCCAGATAGTTTTGACAATTTGCCCATAAAAAATGAGCACCCGCACATCACCGCGTTGGTGCCGCCAGATGGAAAGCCATTTCACTCAAATAAGATTATCAATTGGGAGCCTCTGGAAAAATCTTTTGATGTAACTGGTATCGTCGTAGAGCGCGCTGCCAAGCAAAAGAAGAAAGAGAAGCCAAAACAACAAAAGCCCAAAGGGCAAGATAATCCTGTTGAATTTGCCAAAGTGTTGGCCACCAGGGGGTTGCCTCCGGAGCAAATTAAAAATATTATAATGAATAAGTTTAATAAACCAGAACAAGCTGCATTGGGAATCATGAGGGGTGCTGGTATACAACAATGAATTTACAATATCTTAAATATCGACAAAAATTATTGAGAAAAAAAATGCAACGCGAGGCTAAATTGGAAGCTGAGAAAGAGGCCGCCCGTATTGCTAAAATTGAAGCCGAAGCGCGCAAGCAAGAAGAGATCGCTGCACGCAAAAAGCTTCTTCTGGAGCAACAGGAGGCAGAACGTCTTCATCGGATGTACATTCAAAGAAAAGAAGAAACAGCGGAACAAAAATGGGACAAACAGCTTGATATTTTACTGGCTCAGATAAAGGACCAATTCCAAAAGGATAACAAGCTTGAAGAAATAGAGACTATAATGCAAAGTCGTGAGCCCTCTCTTCAAGAGCTTGATTGGGTTGGTTGGCTAGCCGACCCCCTTAATCAAAGGCTGGCTGCTTTAGATTTTGATTATGCAATGGAGATGTTTAAGCGCGACAACTTGTTAGCAAAACAGCGCTATAGAACGCGACCCCATCCCCCGCGTGGCCGCAAAAGAGAAGGAAATATAGATTATTTCTTATCATTTACCGGTGATACTCAAGCAACCGCTAGAGCAGATTTGGTAAGAACTGAATTTACTCCTAATGACCCTACAAATAAAGGCTTTGCGGAAGGCTCTGGTAGAAAACCACTTGCAGAATCAGGATTTACTATATCTTATTGGTATAGACCAGATGAACATACAGGTGATGCATTTGCTATGGGATGGAAAAGGGAAAGTACAGCTAGATTTTCTTTTGGTATGAGAAATGCAGCTAGGCCATATTTTGGTATAGGTAGTAATACATTTGGAACTTATGGTGGTCATAACTCCTGGGTGACGATGTTTATGAATTCAGGAAACACAGATTTGTATGAATTTCTTGATGGAGATTCTAATTTAATATTGGACAATTGGTATCATATTGTAATAACATTTGTAGGTAACGATAATGCAGATGAAACAGCAAGGTATCGTAGGATATATTTCAATGGCAAACAAATATATGGATATAATTCTGAAGCAATAGGCACTGATTATAATGACTGGCATAATGTTGACCGTACAGGTCTACTTACATGGACTGCTCATTTGGATTCGGTAATGACTCGTGGTTTTAGTTTTGGTATGCGCGCATTAAAAATAAACGAATCAATGGCAGATGGTACTAAAAAGTCTAAATATAACAACGGACACGCTTGTGGACTTGATGATGTAGCTATCTATAATGAACTTAAAGATAACGATTGGGTTAGGAGTGTATATAATGGTGGAACTGATTATAACCATAAAAATTCAGGTGGAGATGGTCTTGTAGCATATTGGAAATTCAATGAAGGTAGTGGAACAACTGTTAAAGATTTAGGTCCATATGGTTGGCACGGAATATTAACTAATGCTGCAGTCGGAGAAGGTGATGATATAACTGTACAGACTGATATAGGAAATATAGCTACCGGAGTACCAACTTGGAGCAAAAGATAGATGAAATTATTAATGGAAAATTGGCGCCAATATCTTCTAACGGAGCAGAGCGAATTCCTGGGTCACCATATACAACCTGAAGAAAAAGTTTTTATATCAAAAGAGCCTTATACCGAATTCCGAAATGTAGCACAGCAAACGCCTCAAAGCTTCTCGAAAAAACCTCAAGGGTTATGGTATTCCTGTGGTGATGACTGGATTGACTGGACTAAATATGAAATGCCCCATTGGCTAGAGGAATCTAATTATTTATATGAAGTTGTATTGGGTGATGATGTTTTGCGCATTACGAATGCTGACGAATTTGACTGGCTTCAGGAAAATTTTCTTCGACCAGGGCGCTTCGGTGGTGAAGTGATGGACTGGAAAGCGATACAAGATGCCGGCTATAGTGGAATTGAAATTTGCCCTTACCAGTCGCACGCTCGAATGTCCGCAGATTGGTATTATGGCTGGGATGTTGCCTCTGGTTGCATCTGGGACTCTAGAGGAATTGTTGAGGTAAAGCTTTTGGCCGAAAGATCTAAAGAAGAACACGAGGATACAGAATGAAGCTCCTATTTGAAAATTGGCGGAAGTATCTATTAACCGAAGCAGCAATGACGGTTGATGACCTTGTTGACAATGAGGAAATTCCAGGCGACCGCGGCCTGTACATATTGGCCAAACCCTCTGCAACGGGGGATGGTGCTGTAGAGCTTGTGTACGCTAGCGTTGACAGATTTGGAACACCATACGTGCTTGGCTATGATAGTCCAATCTCAGGAGAGATTGAGATAGCGCCCCACGATGAAGGAGAATATGCGGGCCATGGCCCTTGTCATCTCGCTTGGCAAGTCAAATGGTCCCAAGTGACTGACAAGTGGGGCCCACTTCTTTATGATGTAGCAATGGAATATGCCACGATGTGGGGCCACTCCCATTGCGAAGATGGTCGCAAGTGCGGTGGCCTTATTGCTGATCGTGAAGAGGTTTCAAGCTTTGCCCGGGCCGTTTGGGATTATTATCTAGGACAACGCTCTGATGTCGACAACTATCAGCTTGACGATTTGGAGAACACGCTCACACCCGATATCGATGAAGACAATTGTGACCAATACGTGGCTGGTCTTGGAGGCAAATATCATTGGCCCGACAACTCTCTAAGCAAGAGATACACAAAGCAGCCGACCACCATAAATAAACTAATAGAGCTAGGGAGGTTTATAGACCAGACATGAAACTCTTAATGGAAAATTGGCGAGACTATCAATCTCAGGTTGTTTATGAACAAGAATTTGAAACTTTCTTTGATAAGCATTTTAGCGCCTTGGACGAAGGAATTATAGACGATGTTATTAGCGCCGGAAGAGGTATTAAAGATGCGGTTGTTAATGTTATCGATGATATGAAAGACTGGGCTGATGATAAGATCAGACAATTTGTTAAATTTATGGGGCAAAAAATGGAAGCTTTTATTGCCCAACTTAAATCTAAAGGTGTATTTAAAAAATATCGTGCCCGACATGAAACAAACGCAGTTAAATTATTAATGACCAACAAACATATAGAATTGGCAGTTATGATTTTTACTGCTGCGGCTAAAATGACAGGAGGCTTTGCTTTAGAGAAAATTATAAAAGTTCCCGAGTACTTGAAAGAATTTCTTGAACTATTAGAAGATCCAATAGAAAAACTAAAAGATAAGCTTGGCGCCGGGATTGGCGATGTTACAAAAATGATTAAAAAATTTATTGTGTATAGAAAAGATTTGAACGATCCGCGTCTAGGTTACCGAGATTGGGCAGATTATGGCGGATTAGCGGAGATTTTATCTAATGAAACTGATATTTGAAAATTGGCGAAAGTTTGTTAATGAGGAAATGGAGGAGCCTATCACCACGCTTCGTATTTTTGATTTTGATGAGACAATCGCACACACCACGTCAGAGACCCGAGTGAAGGCACCTGATGGATCAGTTGCAACACTTGGAAATCAAAAAGAATTTGAAGAATACATGAATCAGGCGGCAGAAAAAGAAAATATTCGATCATACGATCCCATCGATGATCTCAGGGAGCTTGGATATCAAATTGATTTGAGTGATTTTTCAATTGTCAAAGATCCAGAGGAAATAACAGTCGTAACCGACATCATGAAACAATTTACAGACGATTCTAAGACATATATTATGACTGCTCGACGTGGCAACTCGCTGGGGCCAATATTGGACTATATTCAACAAATTGGCATTGATTCTAGCCGAGTTCGACCAATTGCGACTGAAGGCGAGTCAAAGGGTGATGTGATGGTCGCCATGATGCGAAATAAAATCATGAGCGACGGAAAATCAAATATTCGCCGCATAGAGTATTATGAAGATTCGCAGAGAAACATTGATGACGTTCTTGCCAAAGTTTGCAACAGTGAGGCCCTTGCTGAGATCAAGCCAGATGATTTTGAATTAGTAATTTATAAAGTCGTTAAATCTGGAGACAAATACAATTTGCAACAGATGCGTTGTTGAATTAGAACTATTTATTATGAAGAGGAATATCCGTGAAGCAAATATTTGAAAATTGGAATCGATTTTGCCACAAGGAGAGAAGTGCAGATAAACACAAACTTCTCCGTGAACAATACATAAAAGTGCTCAATGAAGTGTCCGCTGAACAATCCAATGCAATTCGCAAGTGGATGGCTCAGGCCGGCCCTCATGATTACTCTTTCGATGATCTCTTCGGCGGAAAAATGCGCCTTGCATTCCCGCTCGACACAGACGATGCCAGAAATCTAAAAACCGTTGTATCAGTAATAAGAAAAGAGGGCTACCAGATCCCTGCCGACTCTTTGGACAATCGCTACTTCAACCGCAGACGAGTAAAACAAAAGAAGCGCCGCCTGGGAACAGGCGAGGAGTATGAAATTGAAATAACTGTTGCTGACATCGAATTCGAAAAGGTATATGATTTTACGATTCCTGCTGGTCCACGCAAGGGCGAGACAATTCAGAAAAAAGATAGACGCGGCATGGCTAAACTTATGCAAAAGCTCATAAAAGAGAAAAAGCTTGATCCCGATCTTCTCAACTGGTGGCAGAGGCGACAAACTTACTATACAAAAGATGAGAATTATAAAGAAATAGAAGGTCTAATGTCGGGTGATGCAACAAGTTATATGGTTGTCCTCACTCGTCATCCAATCGACGTTTTGCGAATGAGCGATATTGGAGCCATTGAATCATGCCACAGTCCTCGAAATAGTTATTTTAAGTGTGCAGTTGCAGAAGCTAAAGGCCATGGACCAATTGCATATTTGGTTAAAGAAAAAGATTATAAAGATCTGCTAGCGGGATTGTATTCAGAATATGACACCGCAGACGATCCCGAAGCTGCATTCGATATGTCAGAAAGATTTGCCAAGCAAAAAGCAGAAGAATTTATTAGAAAACATGCAATCAAGAATCCAAAATTTTATAGCTCCCTGCTTAAGCAGTTGGATAATCGCGAGTTGTTTGAATTTGGTGTCGATGCACTCAAGGATCGGCTCAATCCAACCACCAGACGAGACGTTGATAATCTCCCCAGCACAGCCAAAGATCAGCTGACATATCAAGCGTTTCATGATGCAGTTAGCGCTGCCCGGGCCGGCAAGGAATGGTCGCTAGTCACAGGTGACGAGCACGAGCCCGAGGATTTGAGAGATATAGGCGATTTTGATACACAAGAAATTTTCAGAGATAGAGATAGAGACGTGAAGGGGATTATTGCACAGTCCCGCGTCAGAATAAGAAAATATTATGACCAATCCACAGATGAGACTTTTGCCATACCAGAGATGGCAACTTATGGGCCACACCCCCCAGGATTCGTTGAGGCGGTTCGAAAATGGTCGTGGGATCAGCAAAAAGATATCTTTATTGACGAGGGCCCACCCGAAGAAGAGCAGCAAATAGAATTTCCTAGAGAACAGGATATCATAAGATATGGCGGATCCTGGGAGGACACTAAAGACGGTGAACTGTTTGACGAGTTCTTTAAAGAAGCTGGCGAAGAGATGCTGGAACGATCAGGATACGACGGCTATAATTACCAGAACTTTAAGCATGACACCAGCGACGAGGGTCCAAACCTTTACGATGTGTATAATGAGAGAGTCGAAGAATTGAACGATCTTGCTAGCAATACTTTAGAGCATTTTCAAGCCTCTGCGCATGTTGATGATTATCACGAGGAACAACCAAGTGTTAGCGGCGGCGCTAGCGTTATGATGGAGTTTAAAACAAACTGGAAGAAGTGGGAACTAGTTAATTTTGCGGGCGGCGGCCACCCATACCCAGGAGAATATGCAGAAGACGGCGAGTATTCAATTCCAGAGTTTGAATATTTATACTCAGCTTCAAATCAAACTCATAAAGATCAAATTAGAAACTTGGCCAATCTTATTGAAGCTGGCTTTGAAAATCGTCTATATTCCTCAATTGATGGTATACGGTGGCATGTCCGAACGGAGCACCCAGATACCAATGAGCGAGGTATGCCGATTGGTCAAGGCTACGCAGTTCTTGAGGTGGAATTCAATGTTCTTTTTGAGCCCAACACCTACGAGGTAGACGAGTTCGAACAATTTATCGAAGAGCTTAAAGAATGCGAGGGCTACTGGGAAACTATTCACGAGAAAATTCGAAGAGCCTTGGTAAACGATTTCTATCTTGCGCCCAGCCCGTGGGACGACACAAGAGAAGAGGTCGAAGAAATTGAAGACGAGTTAAAGAATTTTATTGTTGTTGGAGAGGATGAGGATGAGCCAGATGGCGAGGTATTATTTACCTTGATGGGTAAAGACATGGGCGATTCACCCAGCGCGGTCATATCAACAGGTGTTGAGTTTCCAATTAACGGAATGCCAAGAAAAATTGATGCCACCGACTTTATCAAAAATGTGTTTATGCCCGATGTTATCGGCGGCGGCTTTCTTGTGCCAGGGTTTACAACCTTTACTCCATCCGGCGATTTTCGTGACGCCGGCGAATCCGTAACCCAAAGAAGACAAGCGATTGATATTCACATGTCACAATTCAAAACTGAGTTTTTGAAACACGTCAAGCAGTTAGAAGAAGAGGCCAATGGATACGCAGTGAACCAGTTAGAGCTAGCCTTTGGCGATGAGTACAAAAGACCAGCCTTCAAGGGTGTGAACTTTGCCGAGGACACGAGAATAAGAGTGCGAGTTGTTGGGCCAACTAACTGGAGCCAAGAGACCGGCTCCCTTTACGCTATGAATCCAATCATACATTACAGCTTTAGAATTTACGCAAAACAATCTCAGTCTAGAGAAGCGTTAGACGGTACGTTCAAGTTCGTAAGATTCGTTGACAAGCACGCCGACATGATTCATAAAGCGATGCAGATGACGGCAACAAAAATGATCGACGCAGCGCTTGCAAGAATTCAAACAGAGCATGAAAAGCAATATGATGGCGAGAATGCTCAAAAGTTAATCGGCAGCATCCAAACCGATCCAAACATGCGAGAGGATCCAGGCGCTATGGCTGTAATTGCATTTATCAGAAAAAACTGGCCAAATATGTCCAAGATAGAGAGGCTGGCAGCTGTTGAAGAGTACCTTGAGCCAATGGATGGGAGTTCAAGCAAAACAATTTATGATGGCGAGGGGCACTATACCCGAATTGAAACAGGCGATCAGGGCATTTTCGAACAAACCCCAGGCTACCCTTACAATTGGGTTTGGGAGGTAACAAAAACACTCAGATATTATGGCGCTCCCCATGCCGTAGCCAAGGGCAGTCCTTTCCGCTACGAGCCAAAGTTAACACCGCTAACCCCTGAAGAAATGGAATTGCCGCAAAGAGAAAAAGAACTTGACGATCAGGTGCAGCGGGTAATGGGCACTATGGGCGAGAGCAAAGAAGAACTAATTAAAAAAGTTATTCGAGAAACAGTTAGACGAAAGCTAAGGAATATGTTAAAATGAAGAAGTTATTGCTAATATTAGCAACAGGTTGTGCATCGAAAAATGTGCAAGTTGAGGAGCAACTAGTCGATACTAGGCCGACGTTAGATCTTTCTTTGGAGGAGCTAGAAGATCTACCAGAAGCTGGCGAAGAAGACGAAGAATCTCCTTGACAAATTAGCCTATACAGGCTATATTATTATAGGCACTAATCTATCGGGGCATAAATGAAAGAGCGTGTGGATTTTGGAAGGTATGGTAAATCCTTCCAAGAGGGCTTCTGTCAATTAATTTTAGAAGATCGACCGTTTGCGGATCAGATCTCTGAAGTTCTGGATATTAATTTTCTAGAACTTAAGTATCTTCAAGTATTTGTAAAGAAGATATTACAGTATCGTCAAAAATACGGCACACATCCGACCTATAAGATAATGGTCACGATTCTCCGCGCCGAAATGTCAAACGAAAATGACGTTATTCAAAAGCAGGTTCGCGATTATTTTGCGAGAATTTATCGAACCGAAGTTGACGGCAAGGGGTATATTAAAGAAACGTCTCTTGATTTTTGTCGAAAGCAAAAAATTAAAGAATCAATGATGAAATGTGTCCCTCTCTTAGAGAAGCTTTCATTTGATGAGATCTCCAAAGAAATAAATGACGCCCTTGTGCTTGGTAGTGACAATAATTTTGGACACGATTATTTGATTGATTTTGAAGAAAGGTTCAAAGTGAAAGCCCGCGGGCCCGTTTCCACCGGCTGGCAGGAGATAGACGATATTTGCAAAAACGGTCTTGGGAAGGGTGAGCTTGGAGTTGTTATCGCTCCGACTGGTGCCGGCAAGTCTATGGTGCTTGTGCATTTAGGCGCGGAGGCTATAAAAAACGGGAAGACCGTAGTACACTATACTTTGGAACTAGGCGATACCGTAGTAGCTAGTCGATATGATAGCTGTATTACTGGATACCCATTGTCCGACCTACACACCTTTAAAGACAATATCTACGAAGCGGTCAAAAATTTACCGGGTAAGCTAATAATTAAAGAATATCCGACAAAATCCGCCAGTTCAAAAACCATCCGTAACCACTTAGAAAAGCTTAGGAAAAGAGGTCACACCCCGGGTTTGGTTATAGTGGATTATGGCGACTTATTAAGACCTATTTCGATACAAAGAGAGAAGCGAAACGAACTGGAGTCTATTTATGAAGAGATGCGAGCAATCGCTCAAGAATTTGGCTGTCCGGTTTGGACAGCTTCACAAACAAACCGCTCTGGCTTAAACGCTGAAGTGATTACAATGGAGTCGATCAGTGAGGCGTTTAATAAATGTTTTGTCGCAGATTTTATCTTTTCCGTTTCGCGAACAATCGAAGACAAGACTGCAAACAGTGGAAGAATATTCGTCGCAAAGAACAGGAACGGACCAGATGGACTCGTCTATCCGATATTCATGGATACTTCAAATGTAAAAATTAAAGTTTTACCCCCAACAGGTGAGACGCCTAGCAGCATTGCAGCAGATTCTGCAAAGCATCAGGCACAAACGTTGAAAGATAAATATAAAAAATATAAGAAGCAGAAAAAGGAGAACGGTGCTTAAATGTATAAAGAAGAAACATCAGCGGTAAGACGCTTTCGCCTGTCAGAAGTTTTTATTGACCAATATAGAGATGAGGATGTGCCATGGGGCCCCATGGGGTACATCACGTTTAAGAGAACATATGCTCGCCGGTTAAGTGAGTTTGATCCAGACGTTGGTGGTACTGAGGAGTGGTATCAGACATGCCGCCGCGTTATTGAGGGCATGTTTAATATTCAGAAGCAACATGTTGCCCGCCTAGGCTTAGAGTGGAATGACGCTAAAGCACAAAGAACAGCAAAAGAAGCATACGATAGGCTTTTCAACTTAAAGTGGACACCCCCTGGCCGCGGCCTGTGGATGATGGGTACTCAGTTTTTGCAGGAGAAGACGGGTGCTGGTCTTTTCAATTGCGCCTTTCGCTCCACCAAGGAGATCTCATCCAAAGGTGGATACTTGTTTGCTTGGATGATGGACGCATTGATGGTCGGCATTGGTGTTGGGTTTGATACGAAAGGCGCCGGCACCACTAAAATTAAAGAACCGCAGTGGTTGGAAGATAGTTATAAGATTCCTGATTCCCGAGAGGGTTGGGTAGAGTCTGTTAGGATCATGCTTGATGGTTATTTTTTCGGATCTAAGGTGCCTAAATTTGACTATTCACTTATTCGTCCCGCCGGCGCTGCTATTCGCGGCTTTGGTGGTACATCTAGTGGCCCCAAGCCGCTAATGGAACTTCACCAAAATTTGATTGACTTATATGGCTCAAAGATTGGCGAAGCAATCACTTCGGTCGATATTGTTGACACCGAGAATCTTATTGGTCGTTGCGTTGTGGCGGGAAATGTCCGTCGCAGTGCCGCACTAGCTCTTGGCGACCATGATGATATGGACTATCTCAGCATGAAGAACGATGAGGAAAAACTTTATCATCATCGATGGGGCTCGAACAATTCTTTTATTGCAAAGGTTGGCATGGATTATGAATGGCATGCGAAACAGAGTCAGGCGAATGGTGAGCCAGGATATATTTGGCTTGAAAATGCCAAAACACGTGGCAGGTTCAAGGATGAGCCAAGAGACGATGACAAGAACGTCATGGGCTTCAATCCCTGTGTTGAGCAGCAACTAGAAGACGCAGAGCTTTGCTGTCTGGTGGAAACATTCCCGGCAAAGCACGACTCATACGAAGATTATTTGAGAACATTGAAGATTGCCTATCTATATGGAAAAACGGTGACGCTTGTTAATACCCACTGGCCTGAAACAAATGCGATTATGCTTAAGAATCGTCGCATCGGCCTGTCGCAGTCTGGCGTTGTACAGGCGTTTAACAAGCACGGCCGTCGAGAAATGTTTAAATGGTGCGATATGGCATACGGACACGTACAGCAACTAGATCAGGAATATTCTGATTGGCTCTGCGTTCCTCGATCCGTTCGCATGACCAGCATCAAACCATCAGGCACCGTTTCGCTGCTAAATGGCTCAACTCCAGGCATTCATTTCCCGGAAGATGAGTATTATATCCGACGCGTAAGATTCTCTAAAAATTCAGAATTAGTTAAAATCTTGGTTCAAAACGGGTATAATGTTGAAGATGACAGCTATTCACCAAATACGGTTTGCGTTGACTTTCCGATTCATGAAGAGCATTTCATAAAAGGCAAAAAAGATATATCAATATGGGAACAGCTTGAGATCGCTGCACAGTATCAACACTATTGGGCAGACAACTCTGTTTCCATCACTGTAACATTTAAGCCAGAAGAGGCAGAGCAAATTAAGGATGCGCTTGAAATGTACGAAACTAGATTGAAAGCAGTCTCCTTTTTGAGATATCAAGAAACCGGATATGTTCAGGCTCCATATGAACCGATCACAAAAGAAAGATATGAAGAATTAATTAAAAATATTAAACCGATAACAAAAATTCAAACAGATTCAGCAGGAGCGGGAACGAAGTTTTGTGATGGTGATACATGTACTTTATGAGAGAGGTGTATTTTGAAATTAAATCATTTGTTGCCCAGACACTTGGAGCTTGGCAGATGCCACAGCGGCAAACAGCATTACTGGTTGCCCACAGGGTCGATCGAGGCCAAGCTAGGAGACAACGTTGCGATTGCGTTTTTTTGTAAGCATTGCGACAAGCGAGAATATATTTTTTTAAGTCACGGCGAATACAATATTCACAAAGGAGTTATTGACAATGCAATTCAAACCAATGAATCGGCACATACTAATCGAGTTTCTTAATGAAGAAGCGGAATCATCGGAAGAACAAGACGATCTAGGTATCGTCCTACCAGAAACCTACAAACCAAAACAGGAGCAATATGCTGCAGTTCGCTTGTTAGCCTGTGCTAATGATTGCAATAGTGTTGGCGATCTCATAGAAGATGCAACGTTGCTAGTTGAGGCTTCAATGATCAATGAAATCCAATTCAAGGGAGAAGCGTATCAGGTTATTCTAGAAAATTATGTTATCGGTAGAATTAGAGACTAGTTAATGATATGAGGATACCTTATAAAAAGCAGATATTATACGGCTTTATAGGAATGAATATGGTTCTACTCCTAGCCGGCTTTGCCCTTGAAAGTCCAAAAATTTGTTTATTGGCCATCGCATCTGGCGCCGCTTGTTACGTGGGGATAAGACTAGATCATGATCAAGAAGATAACGAATAGTATAAAAAACAAATTTAATTTTTGGACCAGCTTAAAGAGGTACATGGTTGAGTATGGCTTACCGTTTCTGGTAATTCTCATCATTTGGGAAATAATCGAGGATGTAATATTTCCCATCATATTCTATTTCATGGGCCACCACGTGCACAGTGGTTTTTTTGCTGCAATACCCGTCGCATGGATACTGTGCTTGCATCCAATAGCCGTTCCGATTTTGTGGTCATGGTATTGCTTCGTGTGGAAAAAGAAAAAGACGAAGCCACCGCACACGTGTGATCATGATCACTAATTATCTAAGAGAGGGAGAAGAAGTGGACTCTAACAAAGTTGCAAAAGCAGTAATTTTAAATGATGATCTGGAGGTGCTCTTGTTGGCCACAGACAATAATCCACAATTCGATGGTCACTGGGATCTTCCTGGCGGCCATGTGATGATTAATGAAAATATCATCGACGGCTTGATAAGAGAAGTTTGGGAAGAGACAGGATTAATAATTAAAAATGCAGAAGAGCTTTACCAGAAAGGTACAACTACATTCTTTACGGCCGAGCTTCCACCGGGCGATATTATATTAAGTAGCGAACATAAGGACAGCATGTTTGTTTCTTTGCAACAACTTGATGATATTCTAATAACTGATAAATTTAAAGATGCCATCAAGAAGGCTTATGAGTAAGCAAATTGAAAGATCATGTCTACCATTATGAAAAGATTGTAATTGGTGGTGACCTCCGTGCTATAATATTTGCGTACTATAATTCTTTACCAATAGTATTCGTTAACCTGCAGGAGCCAAAATTTTATGAGAGGTTCCGGTGGAATTTAGATTTAGCATCTTTGGGTATTAAAAATTTAGCCACTTCTTTAGACACGCCGAACGGCCCATGGACTTATGGGATTCAAAAAAATAAGATTTGGAGACACTTGCTTTATATCTTATCCATGTCGGGGCTGGTTCCGCTATCCGATAAAGTTGAAAAGTTGCGGATCGAGAAGGACAACATCTTAAAAATTACAACCGAACATTCACGAATGATAAGATTTTCATTTGATAAAATTATTGTTTTTGACAACGAGAATCTTGAAGGATTCCCTGTGCCGAGCGCATCCAAAGATCCAGAAAAAATTTACAAGGTTTTGGACTGGATGAACGTTCGATCTGGTATGGTTCACCCTTACGATTTAATCGAGGGCGAGGACACCTTTGTGACTCAAGTTTATTTTTATCCATCTGAAAGAATCGATGGAAACCACAAGGATAAAAAAGATCTGGTCGCTATTTCTTACCTCACAAAAGAAGAAATAGGCCAGTTTGAATATTCGGACACATACGCTAGATTTAAAGTTTGCGATTTGATGAAGAAGTCGGGCATACGCGGAAAGAAGAATGGCCGAGATCCCAACAATCCCGAAAAGCACAAACACTATGCTGTAAAGGTCGAGGCATTCAAAAGAGAAATAATACCATTACCCGAAACTGATTTTCCCGAAATGGCAGAGGAAAAAGATAATCTACTAATTGTTAGAATGACCGACGAAGAGCTGATAGAGTGGCGCTTTGACGGTCCAAACGAGGAACTAAAAAAACTATCGAGTCGATTGTGGAGATTGTAGAAAATAAAAATAAAATGGCTTTCCATCTTGCTGGTATAATTCCGGTCGCTGGCCAGCCTTTGGATTTTAAAATGGATTGGTCCGACTGCTTGATGCCCATAGCGCCAAATTATACAGCCATTGAGTCTGCTGTATATGAATGTGCCTGTGCCGGCTGCGAGACGATATGGATCGTTTGTAACGATGACACCTCGCCGCTGATACGGCATAGAATTGGCGAGTATATTTTCGATCCAGTTTGGTTTAACCGATCGATGGACAGGTTTCCAAGTGCTAGTAAAAGAGTTATCCCAATATTCTATGTGCCAATTCATCCGAAAGATCGCGATAGAAGAGACTGTTTGGCCTGGAGCGTATTGCACGGATCCCTAACAGCATTCAAGATTGGTCATAAAATCAGCAAATGGGCAGCGCCAGATAGATACTACGTTTCATTTCCGTATGGCATATTCGATCCAGAGATTCTTAGACCACACAGAAAAATAATCTCAAGCCAAACGCCATTTTATTTGCGCCACGATAATAAAACTATCAAAGACGGAGAGTACCTAAGTTTTACTTTCGATGGTCGCGACTTCGTAAGGTTCAGAAAAACAATTCGCAAAGAGGGCACCGGCGCCTGGGATCCCGACTCAGAGTTGAGGGACGGGCTATATCCAACGAAACGCCTGCCTATCGAAAAAAGATGGTCCGCGAGGCATTTTTCGCTTGACAAAATATTTAAAGATGTTATATTAGATAATGTAAGTATTATTGATTTAAAGTGGTACTACAACATAGGCAGTTGGAAGGGTTATAGAGGATTTCTCGCCTCAGAGCGAGAAGCTTCAAGGCCATCTGAAAAACTGCTGGGATACAGAGAATTTAACCCTATAGGAGAAGACAACAATGACTAAAGCAGAAGTTGAAAAAGAGCTTTCGAAAACAAAAAACAAACTATTGTGGGAATCAAACCGACGAAGGAATACGCTAGAAGCGATTAGCGTCCTGAGATCGTGGGTAGTCTACAATAGCAATATTTCTGGCAATTTGAGAACCGACATCGTTAGCAGGATTGATGAAATAATCGATAGGAGCTAGTAGCATGAACGTTGTTCGTAAAATTTCATTGGTGATAGATGCCAATGAGCTTAAATCGGCCGTACAATATTGGATAAGACAAACCGATGTTGACATCGCTGACCACCTCGCGAAAAATAGCTGCAACTTCGTGTTTAACGAGGGTGAAAGCGGCTTTACAATTACAATAGACATTGCAGGAGAATTCGTTGAATCGATCGAAGAAGAGTAGTATTGAGTTTGTGGGCTTGCATGCTCATAGTGTTGCCGGATCCATCTTTGATGCCATGGGGTATCCACAAGAGCACATGGAATTCGCACATTCGAATGGATCTGATGCCCTTGCGCTAACCGATCATGGAAATATGAACGGCTTGGCGTATCAAGTCTTGCATGCAAAAAAAATGCATGCAGCCGGCAAAAACTTCAAGCCTATTTACGGATGCGAAGCATACTTTATTCCGTCGATTGAAGAGTGGCGAGAAGACTATGAAAAAGTCATGGAAGACAAGAAGAAGCGTCGAGCCCATGCAAAGGAGGATCAGTCTGGTGCAACAATCGAAGACGAAGACGCAAGCAAAAAGGCGATTAAAAGTATTCTTAATCGTCGTCGTCATCTTATTCTTCTAGCTCAAAACCAAACTGGGCTGAATAATATTTTCAAACTTATTTCTGAAAGCTACAGGAGCGAGAATTATTATCGCTATCCGCGTATGGATTATAATCTGCTGGCGAAATATTCTGAAGGTGTAATTGCGGCTTCCGCGTGTCTTGGTGGGGTATACGCTGGAAACTACTGGGAAAACCGCGAGAATGGCCCTGAAGCCGTCTTGGATGCGATGCGTGAGACAACACGCCGGATGATGGATGTTTTTGGAGATCGCTGGTACGGAGAGTTGCAGTGGAATAATATCCCTGAACAGCACGAGTTGAATCAGTATATCATCAAGATGCATGAAGAGTTTGGAATCAAATTGATTTCCACAGCCGACAGCCACTACCCAAACCCAGATGCCTGGAGAGATCGCGAATTATATAAGCGCTTAGGTTGGCTTGGTAAGAGCAAGCCTGATTACGAAGACACAGAACTTCCAACCGGTACCGATGCCATTGGTTACGAGTTGTACCCGAAGAATGGCGACCAGATGTGGGAGTCGTATAAAAAGTATTCAACTGAGTGTGGCATTGAATATGATGATAGCTTGGTGCTGCACTCGATTACTGAAACACATAGGATTGCACATGAACGAATATCTACTTTTTACCCTGATAATACTGTGCGTTTGCCTGATTTTGTGGTCCCTCCAAACCTGACGGCAACACAAGCTCTGGCTGGTCTTAGTATTGATGGTCTTAAGTCTTTGAATTTACACAACGATAAGGAGTATGTTGACCGGCTTAAGCATGAGTTGCATGTTATTGACGACAGAGGGTTCAGCAAATACTTCCTAACGATGAAGGCGATTTCTGACCGAGCTTCTGAGGCGATGCTGACCGGCCCCGGTCGCGGCTCTGCGGCTGGCTCGCTAGTCGCTTACGTTCTTGGCATCACCCAGGTCGATCCAATTAAGCACGGACTTCTGTTCTCTCGGTTCTTGCGTTCCGATGCGACAGATTATCCAGACATCGATTACGATGTTGCCGATCCGATGACACTCAAGGAGATGCTTATCGAGGAGTGGGGTGAAGATACCGTCGCGCCGATTTCAAACTGGAATACGCTTCAACTTCGTTCGCTCATCAAGGACATTTCAAAGTTTTATGGAATTCCGTTTACAGAGGTGAATGCTGTCACCGGTCGCATGCTTCACGAAGCCAAAGCGCCGGCGAAGAAGAAGCACGGCATCAAGGCCGGCGTATACAATCCGACCTTTGAAGAGGTCATGGAATTCAGCACGACACTCCAAGCTTTCCTCAGAAAGTATCCCCATGTCAAGACTCACGTTGAGGCGCTTTATGGACAGGTACGCTCTTGCTCTCGACATGCCGGTGGCGTTGTTGTTGCGGAGAATTTGGATCAATACATGCCGCTGATTAACTCCGGAGGTATTCGCCAGACTCCATGGTCCGAGGGTCAGAACGTCCGACATCTTGAGCCAATGGGTTTTATCAAATTTGATATTCTTGGCCTATCAACGCTGCGTATGATTGAGGGGTGCATCGAACATGTGCTTCGCCGCCATCACGGTGTTGATAATCCCACATTCAGTGACGTAAGAAGTTTTTATAACGACAACTTGCATCCCGATCGAATCAACTTCGATGATCAAGAGGTTTACGAAAATGTCTTTCACGCTGGAAAGTGGGCAGGAATCTTTCAGTTTACCGAAGGTGGTGCTCAAGATTTTTGCAAGCTAGCAAAACCAACTAGCCTAATCGACATTTCAGCTATCACTTCAATCTATCGACCCGGCCCTCTGAGCGCAGATGTTGACAAGCAGTTTGTTGAAGCGAAGGAATCTCCACAGTATATCAAGTATCTTTCTGACGAAGTGCGAGAGATTACAGAAGAGACATACGGATTCTTGATCTTCCAAGAGCAAATTGCGTTGTTGGCGCACAAGCTTGGAAAAGATCTGACCCTTGATGAAGGTAACCTACTTCGTAAGCTACTTACTAAAAAGGGAACAGGCAAGGGCAATGAGACGAAGACGAAGATTTATGAAAAGTTTATGCAAGGGTGCAGCGAAAAAGGCATGCAAAAAGTGGATTCCCAAAAACTATGGGACACTTTTGAGTATTTCTCTGGGTATGGTTTTAATAAATCACACGCTGTCTCATATTCAATCTTGTCGTTTCAATGCGCGTGGCTAATGCACTATCATCCAGTGGAGTGGATGGCCGCATTTCTCGATAAAGAGCCAGAGAGCAGGAAGGAGAAGGCAATCAATATTGCCAAGAAGCATGGTTTTGATATCGATACCGTTGATATCAACCATTCCGGCATGGTTTGGGAGATTGCCGACGATGATAGCACTCTGGTACAACCGCTTAGTTCAATCAAGGGCTTGGGCGAAAAGGCCATTGAACAAATTCTAAACCACAGGCCATTTCATACAATTGAAGAGTTTTTGTTTCATGATGAAATAAGTTATTCGAAGTTGAATAAAAAATGTTTGGATGTTCTTGTACGCTCTGAGGCTTTGGCGCCCCTTATGGATGAGCGCTTTGCAAATATGAAACATTTTTGGTATTGCGTGGCTGTCGATCGAGTCCGAAAAGCAAATAAGTTTCACGAAAACATCGAGCTTACGAAGAACGAGAACGACTTCACAGAAGAGGAGAAGATCCAATACCTAGTTGACTTAACTGGCATCTTTCCCATGAATCGAGTTGTCGATGAGAACATTGTTCGCAAGTTAGCCGATAAATATGTTCCACCAATTTCTGAATATGATCCAGATTTGCAGTTGACTTGGTTTATTCCGCGTGATATAATCCCTAAGAAGACAAAGAACGGGAAGACATATTGGATTGTTGAAGTCATTGACTCAACAAGTTCAGTAACAAAAATTAAATGTTGGGGCGTTCGGCCCGAAAAGGACATGATTCATATTAACCGTCCATATCTTGCAAAGCTTGACTTCGATCCTCAGTGGGGATTTTCAACACGCTCGATTCGACACAACTTTAGGTTATTAGGATGAAGATTACATATACAAAAGATCCACTACTTCATAAAATTGAACTACGTCGAACGCCTGTTATTATTCGTGTTAACAAGTTTGATGAAAAATCCGCTCAAGAATTTTCTGAGAAAATGAGCGATGCTCACAACACAGGCCAACCTGTCATTCCAATCGTTATTGATTCATATGGTGGGCAAGTGTATTCGCTGATGGCGATGATATCAGAGATTGAACACTCAGAGTTGCCTATTGCCACAATTGTTGAAGGCAAGGCGATGTCGTGCGGCGCTATTTTATTCTCTTTTGGGGCAAAGGACATGCGCTTTATGGATCCCAATGCCACAGTTATGATTCACGATGTGTCATCGATGGATCGAGGCAAGGTTGAGGAGATCAAAGCTAGTGCCGAGGAGACTGACCGTCTCAATAAAATTGTTTATAAGATGATGGCAAGGAATTGCGGAAAGAAGGAAGACTATTTCTTGAAAATTGTTCATGAAAAGGGTCATGCCGATTGGTTTCTCGATGCAGACGAGTGCATGAAGCATAAGCTAGCTAACCAGTTGCGCGTGCCTAAGTTTTCTTTTGATGTTAAAGTTGATTTTAATTTCGAATAATCCTTGACAGAGTTGCTTCGAACAGCTATAATGAATATAGATCATCACGCAGTATACAAAATTGGCGACTTAGTTAGAGTAGCATTCGATGAGCCTTTGTCGAAACACAATATTGGCATCATCATATCAATTAACGAGAATGCTACAGTTTATGGTGTCAAGCTTGTGGACCGCGTTCAGAAATTTCACTACTCATTTATACAACATGTCAAAGGAGGCATAAATGAACGAACAAAATGAAAAGGAACTTATGATTGTCGAGTATATTAAGTCAATCAAGGCCCTGGAGGATGCGATGGAGCCATTTAAGGAGCAGCGCCGCGAACTTCGCAAGGAGTATCAAGATAAGGGCTGGCTTTCTCGCGACGAGATTCGAGTAGCAGTTAAGGCATATCGACTCATGCGAGCGGGGGATGACCTCGATGACCTGTACGATATGTATAGCCTGCTAGCTAAGGCCCGTAGCGCGGGTGCATCTAATGCTACTTGAGTACAGTCGATTGCGACCCGATGTACTGCCCCCGACAAGGGGGCATCCATCGGATGCTGGTTTGGATGTGTATTATTGTCCAGAGTCCATGGACTTTAGCACGATTGAAATGGCCCCTGGCCAATCAATGCTGTTTGCCACCGGATTGAGATTTGGTGTGCCACATGGATACATGCTTGAGGTTAAGAACCGCTCTAGCATGGCATCAAAACGTAGCTTAATTGTCGGTGCGTGTGTGATTGACTCTGGGTACGATGGAGAGGTTTTTATCAATCTTCATAATGTGGGTCATAAAAATCAGTTTGTCGAGCCTGGGACTAAAATTGCACAGATTGTTATGGTTCCGGTCGTTTCTTTCCGGCCAATTGAAACTGCGTCGGGAGATCTTTATAATTGGTATCCAATCGCCATTAGTGACAGAGGTGACGGAGCACTTGGGAGCACGGGTGAATAGGGCCAAGCGCAGAGCCGCAGCAAAAGCAGCAAAGAAGGATGGGAATAAAGAACTTTCCGAGAAAATTTTTCTGTTTGAACAGATGCCGGATGAGTGTTCCGCATGCGTAGCGCCATTTGACAAGACAGACAAAGAGATGGTAAACTTGTGGAACGTAGTCGTGAGAGAGAAAGAGAAAATTGTTAGGCTTTATTGTCCAGACTGTTGGGGCAAGGCCCGCACACTTGTTGAGAAATTGGAGGAAAAATGAAAATTAAGGACACGCTGAGTTACGATGATATTCTTTTAGCGCCACAATACTCAGACATCAAGTCGAGAAAGCAGATAAACATCGGCAATAAATTTAACAATGCAGAGTTTAGTTTGCCAATTATCTCTGCCCCAATGGACACAGTTACCGAAGCGGCCATGGCCATCGCGATGCAAGAATCCGGCGGTCTGGGCATTATTCATCGCTACAATACGGTCGAACGACAATGCAGGCTAGTTCACAACGCAATATCTGCTGGCGCTAAAAACGTTGGCGCGGCAATCGGCGTGTCGGATGACTGTCTAGACCGGGCACTGGCCCTACATAACGCGGGTGCTAGGATTATTTGTGTTGACGTGGCCCATGGTCACCACTCTCTAGTGCGACGGGCTCTAGAGAATCTTAAAAACATTTTTGACGACAATATTCATGTTATGGCTGGAAATGTCGCAACGCTTCAGGCGTTTAATGATTTGGCCGATTGGGGGGCCGATAGCGTTAGGGTAGGTATCGGTGGTGGATCAATCTGTTCCACCAGAATCCAGACCGGCCATGGCGTTCCTACGTTGCAATCGGTTCTCGATTGTGCACAGTCTGATCGAGACGCCCTACTGATTGCCGATGGCGGCATCAGAACATCTGGGGACATTGTTAAAGTATTGGCGGCTGGTGCGGATTTCGTTATTATTGGGTCGCTGCTCTCTGGTACCACCGAATCGCCGGGAAGCGTCTTTTATGTTTCGGGCGAAAAATATAAAACTTACCGGGGCATGGCCTCCGCAGAGGCCCAGAAAGACTGGCGCGGATCCGCATCTTCACTTGAGGGTATTTCAACTCGTGTGCCCTACAAGGGGGAAGTAAGGGACATACTTTCAAAACTAGAACGCGGCATTCGCAGTGGGTTCTCCTACACTGGCGCAAAGAACTTGAGAGAGTTGCAAGCTAAAGCGACATTTATTAGGCAGACTAGCGCGGGACAGTTTGAGAGTTCAACCCATATAGAAAAAAGACATCAATGAGTTACGGCGTTAACAATAAAAAGATCATGTTTTATGATACGGACAAGCGTCACGCTGAATTGAAGATTCGATTGCAGCATGACAGTTTAAAACAATCTGAGTTTTTTAGAGCCGTCGTTACCGCGTATATTGAAAAGAATGCGCTGTTTTTAGAATTTTTAGATGAATATAAAGAGAGCAACAAATCACAAAGCAAAGAAAGAATTAAAAAATCAAATAAATTAATCGAAGAAGGTAGAGAAATGGAAAAGAAATTTAATTTAAAAGAAGACGAAAGAGAAAACATTTTCGATTTAATCGCACAGGAGCATCCCGATTTATGAAAAAATGTTCCGGCGTTTGTTACAGAAATGATACAGACTGCCAATCAGAAGAGTGCAGATACTGGATTAATTTTTCCGAAGATAACAACTGTTCGTTACTATCTATATATAAGAACGGTAAAATGAATCTCAGAGAGATCGCGATGCGCGAGGGCATAAGCTACGCAAGGGTTAAACAAATACAAGATGCGGCGCTAGCGAAACTTAAAAAGCGCGGGTTCGATCTTAAGCAATTTTTATATGATTAAAAAGCTTTTTACCGAAGATATAACTATTTAATAACAGTTGCTTGTTAAAGTATCAGGAGATAATTAAGCATGAGTAAAAAAACACTTTTAAACGAAACTCAGATTCGTAGGTTCATGAAGCTTGCCGACCTGGGTGCTACAGAAAAATTTCAAAGCCTTTCTGAAATGGGCGGTATGGGCGCAGCTTATGACCGCGATGAAGATATGGGTATGGATCCAGAAATGGAAGCCCCTGCCCCCGAAGATGAAGATATGGCACCAGTTGGTGACGAAGGTGGTGGAATGGAACTTCCTCCCGAAGCAGTCGAAGCTGTTGAGCAGGCTGTTGAGGCCGCAGTTGACGCGATGGGCGCAGAACTAGAAAGGTATGGCGTCTCAGTTGATGCTAGCCGTGAAGGTGAAGGCGACGAAATGGATGCTGCTCCTGAAGCTCCCGAAGCGCCCGAAGGTGAAATGCCAGATATGGGCGGTGAGGATGACCTCATGGAAGACAAGCAAGCCAACAAGGGTCACGGCCCCAATACAAAGGCAGGAAAGCAGGACCGCAGCGATGTCGCTAACAAGGCTTCCGGTCGCTGGCTCAAAGAGGGCGAAGATGAAGAAGAGTTGGAAGAGGCCGCCGAAGGTAGTCGTGCTCACGGCGATCGTGCTAGAAAGCAGTGCGAGGCGTCAGGTGGCACATGGGCTGCTGGAAGATGCATCCCCGCCGGCGAAGAAGGGCTTGATGAGGTCACAGCCACCGGTCGTGGCTATGATAGCGGCGACAGAAGAACTCCCCGAGTCTCTGAAAAGTGCTATGACAAGAACGGCAAAGTAGTCAAGTGTGGATCGAAAGAAGCTGTGCAGTCCGAAGCCGTGGATTTGGATGACGAAGCAGTTGTCGAGGAAGTGGCCCGTAGAGTCGCCGCTCGCTTGATGAGAGAGTCTCGCGCAAAGAAGAGAGAACGCCAGATCGAGAAACTCGCAGAAAAAATCGCAAAAAAGTTAAATCAGTAAGTGTTTTAGTGTAAAATACTTATATAGAATGCCACAGTATGCACTGTGGCATTTTTATTGGAGATTAAGATGGAATATGTCATAGGACTCATTTGTTTTGTTTTTGGATTTTGCACGTGCAGGGTTTTTAGCTTTGCTTTAAACTTAGGAAAAAGCGGCTTGCTGGTTAAGGCTATCGGATGTCAAAGTTTATACCTGCTATCCACAACTGCCGCAACCTTTGTCGTTATAAAAGAGATTAGGCGCAAGGCGCTGCTTGAGAGTGGCGCAGATGGTCAGGCTCTAAAGAATACCGAACAACTGTACGATGCGGCATATGACAACTGGAAGCACTCAGCAATTCAAAGCTTTTTACATTCGTACCCCGAACTGTTTAGGAGCCAACTTGAATTTGATGATTGGAATGGCGCGATGCGCTATTTAAGACAAGAATATAAAAACGTAAAAATATAATAGCATATTTATTGGAGAAATAGTGAAACCGAAAAAATTTACTGATAGTGTAGATGAGAAGGTGGACGACAACAAAACATTTATCCTAGTTGGATCGGATGAGAAAGGCGATGATGAATTTCGCGCATTCGGCATCGTTGGCGACATCAATGAAGAGAAGTCATCAGAAGCAATTTACTCGCTAATGCACTTCCATCGGTCACGAGAGGTGGAGCAACTATCAGATCCGAGCGATCCCAACTCAGAGATTGTCAAGGTGGTCAATCCGATACAATTTATTTTATCTACGCATGGTGGATCCGCCGAAGAAATGTTTGGCATCTACGATGTTATGCGTAACGTGAAGAAGGATTGTGATATTATTACCCGAGGGCTTGGCAAGGTCATGTCAGCCGGCGTCTTGCTGTTGGCCGCCGGCACAAAAGGTCAGAGAGAAATCGGACGAAATTGCCGCGTCATGATTCACAGCGCAGTCGGAGGGTACGCGGGATCGCTGCACAATCTTGAAAATGAAATGGAAGAAGTAAGATATATTCAAGAGCAATATATTAAGGCTCTTGTCGATGAAACAAATATGACTACCAGACAATTGAAAAAAATGTTAGAAAAAAAAGTAAACGTGTATTTAAGTGCCGAAGAAGCGGTAAAATTGGGCATCGCTGACCTAATTATATAGTAAAAAGGAGACTTGATTAAATGGCAAAGATTACAGGTGTCGAGGCCCGCGTACTAGTTAACCACTTTCGTTGTATAATGGAAAAGAAAGGATACGTCTTTTTTGAAGGCAGAAAGCCATACGATTTAAATATTGTAGGCGTTCGTAGTTTCAATATGCGTGCAAACAAATTTGACGACAGCATAAATGTTTTTTATAAGAATACAAAAAAAGATTGGGAAGTCAGAGTTTACAAGGCAACCACGGATCCCGGAACTTATTATTTAGAAAATCCAATGAAAGTGACCGGTACTGCGATTATGGTGCCGGGACAGTACAGATCGGCGTACAAGATCGGCACTCATCGAACTTACGAGGCTTTGGTTCAGAGGGGCAAGAATCCAATTAAAATATATCGCGATTCAAATAAGGATGAAATTCTTGACATGTCAAACGATACTATGGCCGAGGGCTGGTACGGAATCAACATTCATAAGGCAGGTTCTAACTCCACAATCGTTCACACATGGAGCGCCGGATGCCAAGTTTTCAAAACCAGTAGTGATTTCAACGACTTCATGACGCTAGTGAATCGTGCCGCCAAATATTGGGGACCAACGTTCACATATACATTGTTAGAAGAAAAAGATTTTGAGGAGTGCGAATGAGCGATTTAGATAAAGCAATTGATAATTTTTTTGGTGCTGAAAAAATCACATTAAAAACTTTATTTGAAGAAGTCGAAAAAGCTATGGAGTTTTTCGACACTAAGCCGCTAACCGAGCAAGATCAAAGAAAACCCGGTGGTCGCTTTAGTTATTCGATTCCGATTCCAAAACTAATTCCCACTGAGGCATGGGGAGATCCTGATAGTCAATCCCGCCAAGAGATCGCTAAAATATTTGCGGCGGTGACCGGTGGCGACAACATGAAAGCTCGTATACAATCTGTTAATAGTTTTTTGGACACAAAGAGGGCCACAGGTAGACGATCTCAGACTAGAATTTTGAATATGATGATGATCATCGAGGCGCTTCAAGCGACCCTTAACGACTACAACGAGGCATCAGCCGGATTCGTGTTTGAGGCATTTATGGCCGCACTTACCGGCGGCTTTCAGGAGTCCGGTCGTGTTGGCGGCACACTTCCAATCGAAGATTTCGCAACCCGAGCCGGTGAAAACGTCAGTCTAAAACTTTTAGGCCCCGACACGCCAATTCACGGCAGCTTTACAAATCTCATGGATTATCTTTTTATTCGTGGTGGTGAAGGCTTGCCTGAAATTAAATATTTAATTGCATTTAAGTTGACAATTGGTGGCGGAATCGGTGAAGGTGTCGTTGAAAGATTGCAGATTTTTGATTTTATGATTACACGTGATAATGTGGTTGATTTGATGATAGGCACTGGAAACGCTGGTGTGATGGGCAATCGCGCCGATGAATTAAAGGCCGCAATTGAAATTTTCAAGAGCAAGGGAGCACGCGAAGGTCAGGCAGCACTGGCCAAAGTTCTTGTAGCAAACCTAATTCCAAACCCAGACAAAAAAGGCAAAAAGATGAAGGATCCAAAAGATCCTGGCGTCCCAGGCTACACTGTTAAGGGCATGTTTTATAAAAATTATGACAAACTGACCGGAGATGTTATAAATATTTCTAACCCAGAGCACATCTGCATTGATCCAGATGAGCCAGACCCAGAGAAAGCTAAGATACCAGACACTCCCGAGGGGCGCGAAAGATGTAAGGCTATTGAGCGCAATATTAAATTACAAAAAGGTAGTTACGCTGCTTTATCAAAAAAAGCTGCAAAGTATGACCAGCCGACAATACCTGATGAGGAGCAGCCTGAATCTATGACCGAGAGTTTCCACGCAAGAGAGAAAAGGTTAATGAAGTGGGAAACACAACAGATGCTTTTAGAGGCTCAAGCTGGCCCAGGCGATAAGTCACAGTGGGGAATTACCAGAACACAAATGGATGCCAACAAAGACCTTGCAGCGACTGACTACCATGGCGAAGTTAATTTGTCTCAGGAAAATATTGACGAGTTGGTGGAGATATACAGCGGCATTCTTGGCGAACAAATGATTCAGCTTTTGGAATTGACAAAAAGTTTTACAGAAAATGTTGGTAGATATTTTAGCTCCGAGGATAGAACTGAGGGCCAAGCTGCGAACACCGAGGCGCAAACACAAGGCAGCGAGATTATTACCAATCTCAAAGCCGACCCAATCAAGCAAGATATTGAATAAACAACTTGACAAATAAACAAAAATAGATTATATTAGTACAAAGAGGTGTAAATTGTCAGACTTAAAAATGCGTTTTGATTCAGATTCATCGCTGAATCAAAAGATTATTGACGGCGTTAATGTCCTTGCGGATAACGTTGCATCAACATTGGGTCCGAAAGGGCGCAATGTAATATTACAAGAAAAAGGTAAGAGCCCAATTATTACAAAGGACGGCGTTACCGTGGCCCAATTCGTTCATTTAGACGATCCGTTTATGAATGCTGGTGTCCAAATTATCAAACAAGCAGCAACACAAACAAATAATATTGCCGGTGACGGCACAACAACATCAACAGTTTTGGCACGAGCTATATTGACGCAGGCTCAGAAATACCTTACTGCTGGTGCTAGCCCGATTGAACTCAAGCGAGGGATTGACAAGGCTTCTGAAGCGGTTATTGACAATTTGAAAGAACTAGCAACGCCAATCACCAGCGAGGAGGATATTGCCCACGTTGCGACCATTTCTGCCAACAACGATAAGAGCATCGGCAGCTTGATTGCCATGGCAGTTGATCGCGTCGGAAAAGATGGCGCTATTACAATTGAGGAAGCGCGATCTTCTGAAACCTCTCTTGACATTACCGAGGGTTTTATTTTTGATTCCGGCTATCGTGCCACTGCGTTCATCACTGACGAGCGCCGAGGAATAATGCGTTATGACGAGCCGTTGATCATGGTAACCGACCATACAATCTCGACCGTCGAGCAAATCCTGCCTATTTTGGAAGTTATTGCAAGAGAGGGAAGACCTTTTGTTTTAGTCGCAGAAGAAATTGAAAATCAAGCACTTGCGGCCATGATTATGAATGCGATGCGCGGGACATTGAAGGTTGCCGCTATCAAAGCTCCCCGCTATGGAGAGGAGCGAAGAAATATTTTGCAAGACTTGGCCATCGCTGTGAACGCCACGTTTGTCTCCCGCGAGTCTGGCATGAAGGCGCACGAAACCAAGCTAGAGGATCTTGGATCTGCTAAGGTTATCGAATGCACAAAAACTTCTACAACCGTTGTTGGAGGTAACGCTGATTATGAGTTGGTCGATCAACGTATTGAAACCTTAAAGGATCAATTAAAATCTACCGAGTCCATGCATGATTGCGAGAGGATACAGGAAAGAGTTACGCGCCTAGCTAGTGGCATCGCAGTCATTCGCGTCGGTGCACCGACTGAAATTGAAATGGTCGAGAAAAAGCATAGAATCGAAGATGCTTTGGAGGCGGTGCGCTCTGCTCAAATCGAAGGCATTGTGCCCGGTGGAGGCGTTGCACTGATCCGTGCCGGCAAAGAGTTGACCATCGACGCCGACAATGACGATCAGGCTATGGGAGCTAGTATAGTACAGCATGCTGTTCGTTCTCCGCTCCGACAAATGGCCTTGAACGCTGGCCTGTCTCCCGACTTAATCGAATCGTTAGTTGAGAGCCTAGGCGATACCGAGGGCTATTGTTTTTACAACAGTGAACAATGCGATATGTTTGAGGCCGGAATCGTTGATCCTGTCAAGGTAACGGGCACCGCCCTCTCAAACGCGGTGTCGGTCGCCGGTACTTTAATTACCACTAATCATGCTATTATCGGAGTATAAAACTATTTATGCATGCAGCATTAGCGAGGGATCAATTTGTGGATGAGCAAAGTTACGAGCTTAAAGAGGCTTTTATTCGACTAGAGTCACAACTCGAAAGAATGATGGATGGCATCGGTGTCGTCAAGGACGAAATCGAATCCATGGCCGAGGATATAACAAAAATCAAGGAAGCGGTTTATAATCCAGATCAAGGAATTTATGCACGACTTCGTTCTTTAGAATCGTGGAAGTCCACATCGTCCAAAATAATGTGGATCATGTTCACATCAATTGTTGGCTTGGCATCTTTGGGAATATGGCAAGCACTATTTCCACAACTTAGTTAACATTGGAGTTTAAATGAGGGTCAACATACAGTTTTCAGTTGACACTGACGAAATACCAGATCGCGTTATCGCTTTTGTGCAGGAAGCAGAAAATTTGTTAGACTACTTGAACAATGAAGCACTTGCGAATGACACAAGAGAGTGCTTGGACAATAAAAATGTGCTCACTGCCTTGGACATAATATCTAAATTTCGCGAAAGACTAGCAGAGATTGATATTCGCCTTGATGACTGCATGAGTATTTTAGGTGGCTATCAAAAGCTGTTAATGGGCGAACTGCCAACAACTGGCGAAGTGCCAATGGAGGCGGAATAGATGAAAGATTTTCAACCTGGGGACTTAGCCTATGTTCCATCCGACGTATCCCTAGTTCAGTACAACGACGATGGAGGGGTCAGTAATTATTTTACAACGACGGAACCACAATACGTTCTTGTTCTAAATTCTGAATTAAAAAAGAGCAAATTTGTTTTCGCATGTGAGGTATTATTTAGAGGCCAAACATGGTCTGCAAAACCAAGTGACTTATTTACGGTCGATAACGAAGAAAACGGAGTTAAAAATGGCGACTATTCGCTTGATAGAAGTATCAAAAAGTTCTAATGTTATAAAAAATTCAGCATATACACTAAGAGAAGTGTATATCAATCCAGAGCACGTTGTTTGCCTGCGCGAAGATATATTCACTTCGCGACTTCTTCAAGAAGGCAAGCTACCCGAGGGACTGGACGATCGCCAGAGGTTCACCAGGGTTCAATTGAATCGTGGATCCACCGGTCTAGACTTGGTTGTTGTTGGGTCACCAGACGTGGTAGAGGGTCAATTGAGAACCGGTGCAAAACAATTATTGAGAGGATAAAATGATAAACCATTTTCACATTTACGCCACCAGCACGTGTCCATTTTGTATCGAGGCCATCAAGGTGCTTGATGATTCGGGCTATGAATATGTTTTGACCATGCTTGACAAAAGTGCTGAATATCGAAATCAGCTAAAAAAGAAATGGAAGTGGGACACTGTACCAATCGTTGTGGTCAGAGACATTAACGGCGAAGAGTGTTTGGTCGGAGGTTGCAGTGATCTGAAAGAATATTTTGAGATTGGTAATGACTCCGAAGAATGCGAAAGCGAATGTTCAATAGATTAAAAACACCTCTGCGCTTTCCGAATGATGCATCTAAAATAACCCACATTGTTTCTGATATAATCTCAGGTTCGACAAAGGATATTGTATCTCCGTTTTTTGCGGGCGGCGGGCTAGAGACTGGCTTGTTAAACTATGCATTCAAAATTAAAGCGTACACTGATTTCAAAGATTTGTTTGATTTTTGGAATTGCTTGCTAAAAGATTCCGAAGCCATCTTTCAGTCGGCCAAACATTTATTGTCAATTGACGAGGACATGCTTTACTTAATGCAGAAAAATCTTAGCGACAATAACGAACCATTTACAAAGGCCGCTATGTTTTTTGCAATCAATAGAAGTACAGTGACCGGCACAGTTTCGCACGGCAGGATGCAAAAATATCATCCACATTTTAATGAATATTCGCTACAGGTTCTGAGAAATTTTAATACCAAAAATCTAAAAGTATTTTATGAACAGGATTATGCAAATACAATCAGCAGCACCGATGGCTTGCTTTTGTGTTGCCCGCCGCCATACAAGCCGATGATTGGCCTGACGCATGCGACACTGACCCACCCAGAAAACAACATTATCGACCATTCTATTTTACGTGAGCTTTTGGCGCTAAAAAATAAATGGATTTTATTCTTAAATTATCACGACGATTTGGTTAAAATGTATAAGCAAAACAATATTATAAAAATTGATAAATTCTACAACAAAACAGAACAAGATCCCGCACACATTTTAATTACGAAAGGAGTATAAGATGCCAAAGTTTGAATCACAACACGTTCAGAAGCCATGGGGAAGCGTAGTGACTATTGCAAAAAATAAGCACTACTCGGCTCGCATTTTAAGAATTAAAGAAGGTCATAGAATTTCTAAGCATTATCATATAGTTAAGGACGAAACAATCTATGTTATGCGCGGTAGACTAATGCTTGAGATCACAGAAGATGGTGAAGATAATGTCAGAATTTTAAGGAATGGCGATGTCTTTAGAATTAGACCGAGCACTGTGCATAGATTTTGTGCCCACTGTAATTGTGACGTAAAACTTTTGGAAATAAGCGGCGCAAAAGTGGATGACGAGATTCGCCTTGAAGACGATTACGACCGTGAAGTGATGATTGCAAAAACGTAAATCCACAAATTTATTTTTTCAATTAAGACGCCGTTTGGTGTCTTTTTTGTTTTGTCGCCCATAGTTACAAATGGAGGGCATATTTTATGCAGCATGTCGCACGCCATAAATCCACCCTGATTTTATGGTTCGCGGCTTTGTTTATGGCCCTAGGATGCACGCCGGTCCCACAGCATCAAGCAGCGCAAAGCAACGTAGATACGCATGCGCCTGAAGCTACGGTCGGCGAAACAGTTGGTGAAACCGTACCCGCATCGCTAAGACATGCACGAACTTTAAGGATGTCAAAAGACTCTGCCGTTGTCGTGTGGGGAACAATTGCGGGCCACAGAGTTGTCAGGGGCTCTGGCACATATTTTGAACACAAGGGATCGCACATTGTTATAACAGCGTACCATGTGTACGACGATCCTAGAATCTCAGGAGCGATGGTTCAGAGTCAGGACGGTGAAATGGTTGCTGGAACAATAATTTATAGCAACCGCGAGCGCGATATATGTGTGTTGCTGGTGCCAAGAATGAGAACGGTGGATGCCGCTCGATTCAATCCGCTGCGCCCAGCACAGGCTGATGAGGGCGTGGAAGTATTATACACTGGCTTCCCTGGCAACCATGAGCATACGGAACCGCTGACACTAAATGGTACGTTGGCAGGAATTGACGATGGGCATGGATTTATCATCATGCAGTCATACGCTTGGATGGGATCTTCTGGTTCTGGCGTTTTTGACAGCAGAGGTAGATATATAGGTGTCTTGGTTGCCATAGATGTAAATCGGGGCATCTTTGGGCCGCAACTACAAGAAAATATTGTGTATGTTTCTCCGATTTGGGGCGTTAGTGTAGAAGAGATAGAGGGTCTATTGGAGGATTGATAGCTATGTTTGTCGGAGTTGCAAAAAGAATTATTGGAGTTCTTCTTTCGATACTTTTTGTAACCGGATGCACCACAAACATGGATTACCATATCGTCGGATCCGGCACTGAAACCGTGGTGGAAACAGTTTATGAAACTGTTTATGAAGAAGTAGAGGTGCCTGTCTACATAGAGGTCGAGGTTCCCGCTGATGCAGGCGAGATATGGGTAGACTCGTTTATCCAACCTCAGTCGGTCGATGGTGTTGATATTCTTTGGGTTATTGACACTTCCGGCTCAATGAATCGCTATGATGAACAATTGTTGGCCGGAATAGAGGCGATGCTCTTGGCGCTGCCAGACAGTGGTTGGCGATTGGCTATGATGACCAATGACCCATCATACGCTTCTATAGAGGCTCAATTTCCACTTGTCCCTGGTGACGATATAGTAGACGCAGAGAATATGTACTACAATATGGGAAGGGGGCACAGGGAAGAAGGCTTCGATGCATCTTATGAATATCTCATCAACAATACATATGCTCAAACATGGCTTCGCTATGATGCGGCGCTACTAGTAGTGTTTGTGTCCGATGAAGAGGAGCAAAGTGATGCCCACTTTCCAACGGTTGATGGGTTCGTATCATGGTATCAGGGACTACGAGGTGGATCAGTATTCTTATCAAGCATTGTTAATATAGATCCTTCTGAGTCGCTTTGCAATACTAATGCTTATAATAATGGCGATAGGTATATTGAGGCTACCAATTACTTTGCTGGCCAAATTGTTGATGTTTGCTCCGAAGATTGGTCTGCTGGTGTAATAGACGCAGCCTCTCGCCTGGAACCGTATGAATATCTTCAGCTAACTCACGAGCCTATCGAAGATTCGATAAGAGTTTTCATAAATGGGGCATTAAATTATGATTGGACGTATACTTCTTCCGACAATACTATTTATTTTACAGTTGTGCCAAGTGGAAACGACTTAGTGGAGGTCGGGTATCGCTACTTTCCAACGGAGGGAGGCGACACAGGAGATACAGGCTTGGATACTGGCGCATAGGAGGGTAAAGTGTGGGTTTTGCTGGATTTAGTCTGCTGATGGTTGTATGCATGTACGGATTTGTGATGTATAGATATTCGCAGTATAAAAAAAATGAGACATATAGAGTTAAGGTTTTAGATTACGAAATGAAAAGATTTATGGATCAGATGATTCACGACCATGAGAAAAATAAAGGTTGGGACTGATGATGGAATGCGGCGCGTATATTTTATTATTGGACTTGGCTGTCGTCGTGGGAATTGCAATTTACTGGCTATTTAGTAAGAGAGAGGTGTAGATTGCCGCATAACATATTTTTGTTTGCATATGCTTGCTGTGTACTGTTCGGTATTTATTATTTAGTATCCGGCATAGTAATGCATAAAGAATCCAAAAGAATAAAAAAACTTAATCGAACGGTCGATAATTTATTGAATAGCGATTACGACTATGATATAATAGATCCTGATGATATGGGATTCGGCCACCCGATCCCAAAAAGAGATAGGAATATACATGACACAGCGACCAATAGACTCGTCTGGAATGCCGAGACACAATCATGGACAAAAGTTAGACATTGACGCAGAAGACAAGGCTCTGAAAGCGATTGCATCGGGAGTTGCAAAGTGTGTTTTATACATTTGTCTGACAATTTTTCTTTGTTTTTATGTCTCGTCTTGCAGCCTTGATTCAGAAACAATTGTACAGTGCGAAGCCTCATGCAGCACATCCGGCAACAGAATGAAATCTGTTTCAAATTCGACATGCGAATGTATTTCACGACTTGAGAACGAATTTGGCGGCTTGAACGACGATGTTTGGGTTCTCCCCAGAACGGCCCCCACGCCTTGATAGCAATTAAGCGTGTTGTTAAACTACTTACTGTGTGTTCGGAGGACACTTAAATGTCTGAAAAAGAATTAGAACAAGTCCATGAAGAAGTGGACCTTAAACCAAAACCGCCAGAGAAGCTGGCACCGCAAGGAATTCGTACTTTTACAGTGTGTCGTCAACTTGATGAGACAGGCGTATCTGGCGAGGGCGTGGTAATCGAGGGCGCGGTCATGGGCACCGGCCAGTGCATGGTTCACTGGCTATATCCTCCTCCACGTGGAGGTATTGCGATTTTCGATTCGATGGATGACTTTTTGAAAGTCCATGTCCACCCCCACCCTACAAACAGGACGATTATAACTTTTGAAGACGGAGAGCAAAAGACTTATGGAGAGTCCGTGGATTAGAGTCGAGTACGAAACCATCAATGATATTGATCTGTCGGGCGCTGACAGAGAAGCTGTCTTTGAGAGGCACGGTGACAATCCGTTGTGGTTTCATGTTTTCTTTTCATGGAAGCCCTACGAAACAATCGTATTTGGCAAAGAATCTGTAGATCGAATAGTAGAAAAGTATCCTGAGTGTCATATATACTATAGGCACAGAGTTAATGAAAAAAGACCTAAATAAAAGTTTAATTCAGTTTTGTAATCTTCAATTATCTTTGTTAATTAAGGAAGAGTCACAATTGAGACAATCTGTGTATAACATTCAACTTCAAAGAAAATATCTAAAAGACATCTTGCAGGAATTGACTGGTGAGAAGATTAAGGCACTGCCTGGGGAGGAAGATTTTGATAACCTACTTCGCTTCCCTGATAAGTAAGTTTGCAACTGCTGTAAGAACTTTTTTCAAAAAAAATCGAATTTCCGAAGACGAAGAACGTCTATTACATGTCTCAAATAAAAACGAGACAAAACCAAAAGCTGAACCAAAAATCATCATCTTGAAGAAAGGCGAAAAGATGGAAACCAATTTTAATTTTACCGATCTCGATAAGTCACTGACTCCGCTTGAAACCGCGATTGAAAGTGCGCTGCTGTTCGGGGAGAATATGTATTTTTCGGCCATGGCGTTCAGTACGTCAGAGTCTCTTACTGATCCCGATAAGGCCCCACCCAATCTGACACCAGAGGCATACGCAGCTTTCTGCGAATACACTGCACAGCTTTTTGCGACAGCCGCCGCCGCCCGTCAGGAATTGAATGGCATCAGTGCGTAATGGCAAACATCTTTTTTAGCGGCAAAAAAGCCTCCAAGCAGGAGGCTAAAAAATCTTTAATGGAATATATCGCCGATAACTGGACCGGTGGCTTTACTGTCGATTTTCACTCCGACGACGGAGGCGAAATGATTAGGGCAGTTTTAGAAGTGAATGACCCGAATGATTTGCTGGGTCAAGAGTTTCGTTCTAAATTCGACGCCAAATGGATGGGGTGGCGAATGGTGGTTCTGAAGGTGCCAGTCGGTCACGTCAGAGTCTTTTTTGATAAATAAACAAGGAAAGAAAATGTATAAATATATGGCGATTGTAGCCAGTTTGTTTTGTATTGGGTCGGTCGATATGATTGACAATGGTATGGCACATGTAATTTTTACAACAGATGGCCCAGAAACTTACGAGGCAGATATACCTGTTGAACTTTTTCCATGTGAAATTTCGGAGGGCGATTTATTTTACGCTCAAGTTATAGATGGCGTGACTGAGTTGAGGTGTGGTGAGCCCGAATAATAATTTCAAAAAATATTGAATATTCTTGAATGTGCTTCGTCTATAGACTGACGAACAAAGGAGAGACTTGTGAATACATTTGTCAAGTACGCACTCATCGCATGTGGTACTTATTTTGTTATCTCTTATCTCGCTGATAATCCGCATGTTTTTCGCGATTTGAAGAACTGGATTGATGGCGTGGTCGCGGGGCTAACATCGTGAACAGGGAACCGCTGATTGTGGTTATCGAACGGTCGCCGGATGAAACGATATTCGTCCAAGTGTTCGATGACTTTTTGTATAACTCCATTGACGAAAACGGCAACGATGTGGAGTTGACAAAGCAAGAAAGAAGGCACGTCTTTATAAAATATAAATATGGCGAGTGTGATGCTCGCTACTCTTGGGGGGGGAATGAAAGTAACGCTGAATGAACACATCGAAATGGTTGACCAAAATTCACAGGCAACCGCGAAAGAGATTGAAAGTCTGTGTGAGCGCATGCGAGGCAGGTTTCGGGTCTGCGGATTTAACAACGTGTGGCAAAACTACAAGGCGCGAGGAAAGCACAACGAGGCCAAGCGAAAGCAGAGTAGGGCACTTGTCAGGCAGTATGTCGATATGATTCTTGAAACTCAGGATTATCGCTGCACGCACTGGCTCCACGTTGCGCCCTCCGAACTAAATGGTGTTTGGAACCGGCCCGGTGGGAACTACTGCAACTGGAAAATTAAAAACATTATTTACGAAATCGACCACGTTCATCCGACAAATGCTGGTGGCAAGGATTGTCTGACAAACTATCAGTTTCTTTCATCGAACGCGAATCAGTTTGTCAAGTGCTCTCTGACTTACAACGACCTGTTGAGAAGAGTTGATTTGTCCAACAGGTTGAAGGAAAGAATCCTGCATGTCCTCGACCAAAGAGAAAAACTCTTTGCATCTAAGAAGTGGCAGATTTTTATAGACACGCTCAATAAATATGAGGAGGGGCTTAATGATTAAGGTTGGCGATTTGGTGAGACTAAATCCAGAACATCACGGAGGTATGGACAACTTGGTTTTGGTTGTCGAGGTGCGTGATGATGTGCTACCGCATGAACTGATTGTGCGTATGCAAGGTTATAATGGAGAAATCAGCGTCTATGAAGATGAAGTGGAGGTTATAAGTGAAGTATTACATAAGCAAGATTGATATTCGACCCGGTGACCGGGACAATGGCGAGCCACGATTTGTGGCAACGGAGCGAGTTCTCACAAAACCCAGCAACTTTAGGGCTGCGAAATATGCCGCTCAGAGGTACGAGAGCATGGGTATCGAAAATGTTTTTGTCAACGAGCATAAGGCATCAAAATACAATAAGCTAATGAAGGCACAGAGAAAGAAGCCGAAGCCTGTGACGCTACAGGACATCGCAGAGGCTATGAATGATTCTTGAAGAGGGGGATCTCGTCGCACTAAAAGACTTTTATTATATTTCTCCAGACAAGAGATATAAATCGCTCGCTATTGTCATTGAGGCTCAGTGGAAACAGTGCAGGATTCGCACAATCCACAACGGCATGACATGGTGGGTTCAGAACGATGAGCTAAAACTTCTTTCCGGTGGTTCAAAGTCGATTAGCAAAAAAGTTTAATTTTTTTTGAATAAAACTGAAGATCGTGCGTCTATTATGCATCGGAGTTGAAAAGATGAAGACTGTAATCGTATTGGACACTGAAGATATTAAAGGACTCGCAGCAGCAGTTCGCATCGCGAAACACCTTGAGCGTGAATACCTTAGCGAATTGATGCCAAGTCAGTATGCCGCTAAGTACAGCACTAACGATATATCATTTAGCAGGATTCCGTTTATCAAGGTGCTCCGCGCTTTTTCAAAACAGATCCGTGATGATGTTGCGAGCGGGGATTTAGAGCTGAAAGACGTTGGTGGGCTTCGCTATACAAAACAATTTGCCGATAGGGTTTGGAGCCATGAAGAATTCTAAGAAGAAAGTATCGCGACCATCCGTGGTGCATATCGCTGCTTTTATGCGCTCCGGTGCTGGAAAGCACAAGAGCAAAAAGGTGTATAGCCGCAAGACCAAGCACAAGGGGAAGCGATGAGAGCCAGTGAACTAAAGCCTGGGATGCTTCTGCGCCCGAAGGATGGATTTATTTTTGTTCGTTACGACAAAACCGAAAATATGCATGAGCACTTGGAGGCCGTGCGTATCGAAACCGTCAACAACGGACGACGAGTTTATATGCAGAGAAGTCCAGGCGGCTCCGAGAAGCCAGTGATTTATGTTTGCAGGCGTCCAAAGTCCAACCCTGATTCCCCATACGAATACCGACATGAAGTTTATGTGCCCGCTCTTGGTCGGTCGATGCGAATGGCATCCGAATATTGGCGCAACGTCGAGGAAGTGAAATAATGTTTACGATTGCAGTTGTTTTTTATTGTTTGATATTCGCTGTAGCAGCAGCGCACGTGCTTCAATTGCACTTAGACGATTGATGAAGGTGGGTGATTTGGTTCGTGTCCGAATTTTGGAGGGCGTCGGAGAAAGAATTGGGCTCATCGTCGGACGAGATAAAAGGTCTGACCTAATGAAGCATGGAAAAGATGGAGACTTTTATTATATGAGTTATTACAAAGTTCTTGTCGATGGAAAAATTTTTAGAGTTGAAAAAGGTGACATGGAGAAATTAAATAATGGATGATTACGAAGCAGTTGGAATTGCAGAAGGGTTTGTTGATTGCGATGACGAGGAGAGAATCATCGAGGCATGGCAGCACCTAATCGACACCGGGTTAGCCTGGACGCTGCAAGGCGCGTTTGGACGAATGGCGAAATCCCTGATTGATGCTGGTGTTTGCACGCCTTGAAAAATAATTTAATTTTTTTGAATATTCGCGGAACTCCTGCGTCTAAGAGGGTGTCTAAACAAAGGAGAGACATTTATGGGTTATCGTTCAGAGGTCGTTCTCGTCGTTGGTAAAGAAGTCATGCCTCAGTTTATGGTCACGATGGCAAAGTCGCCGCAAGCGCGTGCTCTCTGTTGGGGCGACCACGACCGTATGGTTAAAGATTATGATGGCAAGGGAAATATGCTATTCGCGTGGAATGGCATCAAGTGGTATACTTCGTATGAAGGCATCGCTGCCATCGAAGACTTCCTCGACTGGTGCGACGGCGAACAGGTGCCCGTGTCCGACGAGCAGAAAGCGCAGGATAAGAGCCCCACCCCAGTCACTCACGTAGATGGCGACGAGTGCTATAAGTTTGTTCGCGTCGGTGAGGACTTGGAAGATACCGAGCAGCGTGGCAGCGCATTTTGGGATGTATACGTGAGCAGGAGCATTGAATTTTGATGAAAGTCGGTGATTTGGTTAAACTAAAGCGTCCTACAACCAGAAACTTCAATAAGGCATTTCTCGTAACGGAGTTTGCGGAGCCCACGATTAAGGAGTGGATTAAGGTGCTGGGTCGCGATGGATGGCAGAGCGCAGCAGATTATGAGGTAGTCAAATGAAAGTCGGTGATTTGGTGCGACACATATATTCAGAGCGCGGAATGATGGGAATCATTGTAGAAATCAAATCGTGGGCGCACACTGAAAGCAAAACACCTTTCATCTTGTGGGATGATGGCAGCGTTAGAAAGATCCAACGGGGTCTTATTGAGGTAATCAGTGAAAGTCGGTGATTTGGTAAGATTTAATGAACATCAGAAGTGGGCACCCGTTCCACGGCATGTCGGCCTTGTTATCGAGGTTGGCGTTTACGTTGGGCGCAAGGATATTAAAGTCCTGTGGTCATACAAAGGCAAGCGGTACTGGAACACCGAGAAGTCGCGAGAACTGGAGGTGGTTAGTGAAAGTCGGTGATTTGGTAAGAGTAACGGGCGTGGACGGTTGGCCAGTGGGCATGATATTGGATATTCGCGACCACACAAGCGGGTATCGCATTAAACATTATTCGGTAAAACTATTTGATTCACGATGGCAACTTAAACCACATGATTTTTTACGACATCAAATGGAGGTAATCAGTGCAAGTCGGTGATTTGGTGAAAATTGAAACCAAAGCGTGGGTGATGCAACGCGATTACCCCAGCTACGGAATAATTATGGAAGTGCAAAATCCGAAGCATGGCCAGACCCGTATGCACGTGCTGTGGTCTGACGGCAGTATCACATACGAGTGGAGTTGTTATCTGGAGGTTATCAGTGAAAGTCGGTGACCTCGTTTATGCAAAGCAGGATTTGAGAAATGGCTTTCGATGCATCGGACTTATTCTGGAGTGTAGGGGCGCCACCCTTGGACGCTTGGCAGAGTACAAAATTTTATGGAATTCTGAGAGCAACCCTATCGGCTGGGGGG